ATACAGACGCAGTCAGACTTAGGCCACTATTCGTAAAAGCTTCATTGGATCTTTCGACTGTCTCAAGATTCGTGTTAATGTCGACATATTTTTTGATTTATTCAATACGTCAAACACGAATCCTGTTAACATTGCTTTCCCGAATAACGGCGTGTCTGTTGCGTCTGCATGTGCTTTGTATAATGCTCTGTACACTTCAGACTGGTTAATATCCTTATTATCTGTATGCTGTACACTAGTTCTCACCAGTTGCACAGCATTTAGTGTGGCATTATACACTCGCTTATAGATCTCACGTATTGCCACGTTGAGATCTAATGATTTCTTTAGCATTATGGCATAATCCATAACGCCTGGTAGTTGATCTGGTAAAGGCAATATTTTACCTGCTCTGTCTTTTTCGATAATGTAATCAACTGGTGCATTATCAATGTCACTAATACCTCCTACGACTCGGTGACAACTCTTAATCATGTACAAAGTTTTTAAATCTGTTTCATAAATTCTAGCTGTGTTTTTGTAGCTTATAGCTCTTAGCTTTGAGATTACTTGTTCGTCACCCCCCCTCCTTACAAATTCTCTAAATCGTTCTTCGTCAGCTTCAACTATATCCACTACGTTTAGAGCAACTTTTGACTCGATTCGTGAGTGCATTAGTGTAGCTATATTCCTACTCAAGTATTGTCCAAAGTCCCCTCTGACTCTATCAACTCTTAAGAACTCAGCTATACCACCGAAAGCACATTTACTTCTTTGCAGCCTTATATTATATTTTTCAGCATTAAAAACTGTTCTTCTGGCAATATCAAAATTGGATACGCCTAATAGTACGTCATCACCATTGTGGACAGAGTTGACATTCTCTTTGCAGTCTTGTAATAGTGTTTGAGTATATATATAGTTTAGCACGGAATTCATGAATGTCGTCAAGCGCCACCCGGACATTAATGTTCCGTTTGATTTGTATGTTGACTTAGTTCCCATGTTATCATTAATCACCGTGTGAGCAACAGACTCTTTTGTCCAGAGTATTGCTCTTTTCTGATCGTCGTCCATGCTGTTAGAGTATACATCATAATATGCTTGAATGACTGTCATCATCGCCTCGTTTGAGTGACCACTGTTAAAGTCCTCGAAGTCAACGCACAACGGTGTCTTCCTTTCTAGGACTGATGCAACTTTTGCACTCACATATGATGGCCTGGCCTTCATTCCCACCGGGAATTCATTAGGCAACACGTCCTCGCAATTGTAAAAGGCGTAGTGCGCTATCACATAACTTGTTATATCTGTGCCATATATTGCAC